GTGGAGAAGTGGGATTACGAAGCGGTGTGATGTCGGCACCTGGCAATGGAATGGTAAGGTAGAAAGGATATAATATGGAAAACGAAGAACAGCAGCAATCCAACCCGATAGCTGATTTTTTTAAGAACCTGTTTTCAGGGTCCGGGGGTCAAGGTTCAGCCGCCAACGTTAATAATTCTGGCAACAACGAGGCTAACGACGGTGATGCTGACGTAGGTTTTATGAACAGTTTGATGATGGGTTTGGGTTTACGGGATCGGACGGATGATTATTACCGTGCGACGATGGATTCGATTCGTCGGAGTCAGGGGCAGCAGGCAGCGGAGCGATATCGAGATGGTATTAACAATCAGGGTGTGTTGTCTGTTCCTGGTGCATTGAGCAATTACAACATGGCGACGGGTGCTGTGACTGGGATGCCTCCACAAGCGACAAATTCAAATCAATCTGGTGCTCAAGGGATTATGTCTTTACCGATGGCGAACCTCAGAGGGTTTATTCCTGGTCAGCAAGTACCTCCCGCAAGTTTTCAAAATCAAAATCTCAGAGGATTTATTCCTGGTCAGCAAGTACCTCCGGGGGTTATTAAACCTCTTGTCTAAGACCGAGTATCGCAGGGCCGTGCCCCGAGATCTAAAGGGAATAGTGGAGCTTGGGGAGAAGATGCATGGTGAGACGGGGTTTGCGAACATTCCGTTTAGCGTAGAGCGGACGGCATCGGAGACGATGCGATGCATGTTAAATTCGAATTACTTTGCGAACGTGGCGTTGAAGGACGGCAAGGTTGTTGGGATATTGTTTGGGTATCTGGAGCAGCCGTTTTTCACGGAACAAGTTGCGGGATACGATTGTGTTTGGTATGTAGACCCTAGTTGCCGGAATACGATGGTTGGGCCTCGGCTCTTGAAACAGTTTGAGACATGGGTCAAGATGAACGGTGGGAGCATTGTATTTACGACGTTAGGTTCTAATTATAGATCTGACAGGGTTGGCAAGCTTATGGAGCGGATGGACTTTGAGTATCAAGGTGGATTTTACCGGAAAGACATATGAATCTACAAGCACTACCAGAGGAAGCGTTAAAAGAAATCTTGGCACTAACGGAGGCCAAGAAGAATCTTGAGTTACGTGAGGAAGCGCAAGAACACTTCATGCCGTTTGCGCATCATGTATACGAGAACTTCATTGAAGGTCACCACCATAGGATCATAGCTAAAAAACTTGAGCAGGTTGCACAAGGTACACTCAAGAGGCTTATAATTAATATGCCTCCTCGTCATTCTAAGTCTGAGTTTGCAAGTTATTTGATGCCTGCATGGTTCTTGGGGCGCAATCCGAAGTTAAAAATTATTCAAGCGACGCACAACACGGAACTTGCGGTGCGTTTTGGTAGGAAAGTGAGGGATTTGATCGATGATCCAGCGTATAAAGAGATATTTCCAGACACGGTTCTCAAGGAAGACAACAAAGGTGCGGGTAAGTGGGGTACAAGCAGAGGCGGCGAGTACTTCGCGGCGGGTGTGGGCGCAGCCGTTACGGGCCGTGGTGCGGATTTGTTCGTCATTGACGACCCTCATTCGGAACAAGATGCGTTAAGCGAGACTGCATTCGACCATGCGTATGAATGGTACACATCTGGACCTCGTCAGAGGCTTCAACCGGGTGGTGCGATCATAATTGTTATGACTCGATGGGGTAAAAAAGACTTGACAGGGCGTTTGATCAACAATCAGGGCAGTGATGTCATGGCGGATCAGTGGGAAGTGGTAGAATTTCCTGCAATTCTGCCATCAGATGCCCCGTTATGGCCTGAGTTCTGGGAAAAAGACGCATTACTGTCGATTAAGGCGTCGTTACCTGTAGGAAAATGGAATGCACAGTGGCAACAAACGCCAACTACGTCCGAATCGGCTATAGTTAAGCGGGAATGGTGGCAACCGTGGGAAAAAGAGAAGATTCCGCCTGTAAATTACATCATTCAGGCGTATGACACGGCGTTTTCCAAGAAAGAGACAGCGGATTACAGTGCAATTACGACGTGGGGCATCTTTTTTCCAGAGGAAGGTGGCACCGAACAGATTATATTGATGGATGCACGGCGTGGAAGGTGGAATTTCCCTGAACTCAAGGAGGTTGCGTATGAGGAACACGAGTATTGGGAGCCAGACATGGTACTTGTGGAGGCGAAAGCCACTGGTACACCACTGATTGACGAGCTGCGGTTACGCGGGATTCCGGCGTTAGGGTTTTCCCCTGGCAAAGGAAAGGATAAGGTAACTCGAATGCACATGGTTGCGCCATTGTTCGAAGCTGGTGTAGTATGGGCACCAGTAGACAAAAAATTTGCGGATGAAGTCATAGAAGAAGTTGTTTCATTTCCTAATGGCGATCATGATGACTTTTGTGATAGTATGACATTAGCGTTGATGCGATTTAGGCAGGGTGGTTTCATATCTCTGCAAAACGAACACGAGGAACAGATGGAGATTCCCCGTATAAAGGAGTATTACTGATGGCTACAAAAGGTAAGAATAGTGCTAGATCTGGTATAAAAACTGGCAACAAACGTAGATCTCGAACGTTTAAAGAACGGCTTGCAAGAGCGCGTGAAAACGTTAACAGAGAATTTGAAGCTAGGAATAGAAGTTTGGGGAATGAAGAATTTGGCCCCGCCGAAGATATGAATTTATACACCGCTATTCCAAAAGGTTTGTATAGAATGGGAAAAGGTAATTTAAAAATGTTAGCGGGTGCGGCATCAGGCTTGTTAGGTTTTGAAAAAGGTGGTGAAGTTCGCGCAATGAAAAATGGCGGACGCGCACTTAAAGGCACAAAATTCAAAGGAACATTCTAATGGCCTTACCACCTCTAATAGACTCAGGAATCAGACCCGAGGATATGGTAGCTGACGAGATGTCGGTTGAAGTTCCTGTGGCACAAGTAGAAATGTTTGAGAACGGAGCCGAAGTCATACCAGATGGTGAGGGTGGAGCAATCGTTCAAGCTTTGGCAGAGGCTTTGATTGGTGAGATGGCGGAGGAGCCGATTCCATTTGATGCCAACCTTGCTGAGTTCCTTGAAGAAAGTGACATGAGTGACATTGCTAGTGACCTACTATCTTCGTTTGAAGAGGACACGGAGTCAAGGGACGAGTGGGAAGAGACTTACACCAAGGGTCTTGATTTGTTGGGCGTCAAGACGATTGAGAGATCACAACCGTTTCAAGGTGCTAGTGGTGTAACACATCCTTTGATTAGTGAGAGTGTAACACAGTTTCAAGCGCAGGCTTACAAGGAGCTGCTCCCTTCTGGCGGTCCTGTAAAAACAAGGATTGTTGGTTTACAGAACCAAGAAACTGAAGCTCAAGCCAAACGTGTCAAAGATTATATGAACTATTTGATTATGGAAGAGATGGAAGAGTTCGATCCTGATATGGATCAATTACTATTCTACCTCCCGTTGTCTGGTTCTACCTTCAAGAAGGTATATTACGATACAGTTCGCAACCGCCCTGTTGCTAAGTTTATTCCTGCACAGGATGTTGTTGTTCCGTACTCAGCTAGTGATTTGGCTACAACACCTCGGATCACGCATATTCTCAAGATGTCAGATAATGATTTGCGCAAGCAGCAAGTCATGGGAATGTATAGGGAAGTGGAGCTTTCATCGACAGGAGATGATGAAGAGAACCCAGTTCGTCAAAAGGTGGATGAATTACAGGGTACATCTAAGTCTTATACCGATGAAGTTCGTACTGTACTTGAGATGCATGTTGAAATGGACATTGAAGGTTTTGAAGATGTCGATGAAAACAATGAGCCCACAGGAATTAAATTACCTTACATTGTAACACTGGATCGGGATAGTTCTAAGATTTTTTCTATCCGTCGGAACTATATGGAAGGTGACCCGTACAAACAAAAGATTCAATACTTTGTTCACTACAAATTCATGCCAGGTCTAGGTTTCTATGGCTTTGGTTTGACCCACATGATTGGTGGCCTTGGTCGTGCAGCAACGAGTCTTCTTCGACAATTGATCGATGCAGGTACTCTTGCAAACCTCCCAGCAGGATTCAAGGCTAGAGGCGTAAGGGTTCGCAACGATGATGAACCATTGCAGCCGGGTGAGTGGCGGGACATCGATGCACCTGGGGGGAACATACGGGACGCGATCATACCGTTACCGTA